CCTGATCGAGGCCGCCCGCATCGAGCGGCGCGGCCGCGTCTGGCCGGCGCCGGTGGAGAGCTGGCGGGCCGGGCTGGAGGAGATCGTCAGCAAGCGCGATCGCCTCACGCTGCCGCTCAGGAGCCACGGCTACCTGCTGGAGATCATCGCCGGCCATGCCGACAAGGCCGCAGCCTCCGCCGAAACGCAGCGCGAGCAGGAGCGGGCCTACGCCTACCGCACGGAGCGCGGCACCGACGGACCGGCGCCGGTGGCGGCCGTGATCGCCCAGCAAGCGGAGAAGACCCCGATGCCGGAACACCTGCGCGCCCGGCTCAAGGAATTCGGAATCCGCAACAAACCGGCAAAAGAGGCCGCCGATGCTGCCGAGTAAGGAACAAGCCCGCGCCCTGGCCAACGCGCGGCCCAGCCTCACCCTCGCATCCCGCCTGCGCACCTGACCCTCTCAACCAAGGAGCCCCCATGACCACCCTCAACGAAATCGAAGCGCGCGCCAAGCTGTACGCCGAGGCGCGCGAGCGCCTGGCCGGCATCGTCGCCGACCTCAACGCCGGGATCGAGGCGCTCAAGCGCCAGGCGATGCCCGAACTCAAGCGCGCGATCGGCCGCGCCGGCACGCATCACGACCAGCTGCGCCGCCTGCTCGAAAACGCCCCGGACCTCTTCGTCAGGCCGCGCAGCGTGGTCTTCCACGGCATCAAGCTCGGCTTCCAGAAGGGCAAGGGCACGATCGCGTGGGACGACGCCGACCAGGTCGTGCGCCTGATCAAGAAGCACTTCCCCGAGCAGGCCGACGTGCTCATCGTCACCGCCGAAAGACCGGCCAAGGACGCCCTCAACAACCTCACCGTGGCCGAACTGAAGAAGCTCGGTATCCGCGTGATCGAGGGCGGCGACGCCATCTTCATCAGGCCCACCGACAGCGCCGTCGACAAGATGGTCGATGCGCTGCTCAAGGAGGCGACGGAGGAGGTGGCAGCGTGCTGAACTGGTTTTGCAGCGACGAACCGACGAGGCCACTCGCCTCGTCGGTGAGGTCGAGCGATCTCGAAGTGCTCGGTGCGCACCTCAACAAGGAGCTGGACCATCTGGGCATGTCCGAGCTCCCTGTGTTCGACGATTTCAACGAATGGAGACTGCAATGAGCCAACTGATCGCCGTGCCGTTCCATCAACATTCGATCCTGACGCTGGAGGAGAAGGGGAAGCGCTGGATTGCCATGAAACCGATTGCCGAGGCAATCGGTCTGGACTGGCACGGCCAGCGCAAACGGATTAATCGTGATCCGGTGCTGTCGACCTGCACGGTCATCATGACCTCTCAGATACCAGGGGACGATCAGTCGCGCGAGGCCATGTTCCTCGACCTCGACTATCTCAACGGCTGGCTATTCGGCATCGACGCCAACCGGGTGAAGCCGGAACTGCGCGAGCAAGTGATCGAGTACCAGCGCGAATGCTACAAGGTGCTGGCCGGCCATTTTCGCGAGCAGGAGGTGTCGGCTCAGGCCAAGGCGAATAAGCGAGTCAGCCAAATGGAACGCGCCTATTTCGAGCGCTACCCGGAGCGCCGGGTTGTCCGCGAGCTGGCGATGCGCGGCGAGCCGTACTGGTACATCGCCCGCATCGTCGGTCGCACCGCCGGCACCATCGGCAAGGCCGTTCAGCACCTGCTCAAGTGGGGCCTGATGGATGCCACAGCGCTGGGGCACGCGCGTCTCGGCATGGCGCGCTGGTGGCGCCACCGGCGGGCATCGGTCAATCAACTGACCTTCGGTTTCTGAGGCGATCATGCCCCGCGCCCTCAACACCGACCGCCCCCGCCTCACCCGCCTGGTCCATGTCGCCCGCCGCGAGCTGGCGATCGACGAAGACGCCTGGCGCGCGTTGCTGCGCAACCGCTTCAAGGTCGAGTCGTCGGCCGACCTGTCGCTCGACGGGCTGGATCGCCTGCTGCAGCACCTCAAGTCTTGCGGCTTCAAGGTGCGGCCGAACCCGAAGAAGACGCTGGCCACGCCGCACAAGGAGCTGGCGCTCTCCAAGCAGGCTATCGAAGCCAAGATCGCCTGCCAGTTGAAGGCTCTCGGCAAGGAATGGCCCTACGCACACGGCGTGGCGCGGCGTCTCTTCCCGGATAGCTCTGCCTTCGAGTTCCTCAGCGTCGCACAGCTCGGCCAGGTCTCCAGCGCGCTGGAGCGCACGATCCGTTATCGCAGCCAGCGAGAGAAGTGATGGACGCCATCGACACCGAGGAATCGCCGCGTTCGGGCTACCCGGAACTGCTCGCGGATCTCGCTGACCAGGTCGCGGCGAAGCTGGTCGAGATGGGGATCGACATGGAGCGCGCGGCGGAGATCGGCTTTTCCGTAGCGGAGCACATCCGGATCAACTGGTCCGGCCAGAACCTCTACCTGCCGAAGGGCGTGCAGTACGAGCTTTCTCGCCGCGACGTCGAAATCTTCGAGAAGTTCAACGGCCAGAACCACGAAGCGCTGGCGCGCGAGTACGACCGCACCGTCATGCGCATCTACCAGATCGTCAAGGCCATGCGGGCGGCGATGATCCGGAAACGTCAGGGGTCGTTGTTCTGATGTTTGACATGGACAAACTCCGGGCGCATGATTCCGCCGTCGCCGAGAAAGAGGCGACCGGGTTTAGCAGCCCGGTGATAGGCGGACAACCGCCGCAAGCGGTTTTTTTACGTCCGTTGCATGGCCTCCGAGTTTTGGGCGGCCGTGCGGGGAGCCTTCGGGCTCGCCGGTCCTATCCCGGTCTGCTAACCCGCACGGTCGCCCTCCCGTTTAGCAGCGGGCGGGCGGTTATCGAATCGCCAGATAGGAGTTTTGCCATGCCCAAGTCACGCCCTGTGCCTGAAGTGGCCGATCGGATCGTCATCGACGATGCGCTGGAATCGGCCTCTACCCAGCTCTACCACCTGCAACACCAACTGCAACTCGCCGCCGATCTGGCCAGCGTGGCGCCGCCGCGCCTGCAATGCAGCGCCGTGCTGGCGGAAAGCATCGCCGTCAGCCTCGGCGTCTACGCCGCCACGGCCGGCGCGCTGTCTGCCCAGCTCGACCAGCTGGCGATCTATTGCCGCGCACAGAAGGAAGCTTCGCCATGCACGATCTGACCATCGCCGACATCGACATCCGCCAGGATGAACACGGACGCTACTGCCTGAACGATTTGCACGTGGCCTCGGGCGGCGATCAGCGGCACCGGCCAAATTATTTTCTCGGCAACAAGCAGACCAGAGCGCTGATCGCCGAACTCGAAAACCGGGCAGGAATTCCTGCTCAGCGAATAGCCGGAATTCCGGCTATTTCGACCACCCAAAAAATCGGCACATTCGTCGTCAAGCAACTGGTCTATGCCTACGCGATGTGGATCAGTCCGGCCTTCAATCTCAAGGTGATTGACGCCTACGATGCTCTGGTCACTGGCGAGATCGGTCAGATCAACCGCCGCGTCGCCCTGAACGAGCGCGCCTACTTCGAGCGCTACCCTTCGCGGCGCACGATCCGTGCTCTGGCGCTGAAGGGCGAACCCTACTGGTACATCGCCCAGTGCGTGCGCTGCACGCCGGCCGAGGTCGGGAAATCGGCGGCGGCGATCACCCGCACCTGCGCCTGGCTGCAACAGCGCGGCGTGCAGATCCTCGGCTACGGCTGGCACTTCTTCGGCGGCGCGCGTGTGCGGGCGCAGGACGGCCACGCCCTGCGCAAGCTGCTCGCCGAGCAGCGGGTCAGCCGGGGGCACACCGTCAGCGACGGCGTTCGCGTCGAGCACTGGCAGGCGCGCGACCCGCGCACGCAGGTGCTGGTCGAGTGGGACGAAGAGCGTACGGGAGGGTCGGCATGAAAATCCTCCTGCTGCTGTACCTCGTGCTCGCGCTGTACAGCGAGACGATCCGCCGCGCGCCGGCGCTGCTGTGGACGCGTTGCTGGCACGCCGTGCTGCTGCGCCGTTACCTGCGCCTGCCGTGGCGGCTGGCGTGGCACAAGGCGTGCCGGAGGTTCACATGAGCCGCCGCCTGTTCACCGCGCAGGAAGACGCGCAACTGCTGGCGCTGAAGGCCGCCGGGCTGAAGTACCACCAGATCGGCCAGCAGATGATGCGGAGCACGGCCAGCATCGGCGGCCGAATCAAGCGGCTGACGGAGGGAGCCGGCAACCCCGCCGCCGCCAAAGCGCGGCCGGCGCCCCATCGGCCAGATCTTCTGGCGGCGCAGACGAATCCGGGCCAGCCCGGCGGCCGCACGTGCCTGCATTGCGGACACCTGTTCGCGTCGGCGCATGCCGGAAACCGCACCTGTAAGAGCTGCAAGCGACGCCACGCGGAGCTCGGCTACGCGCACGACCCGATTTGACCCCCCACGAAAGGAACCCCACGATGATCAAAAGCAAGACCCGCCTCAAAACCGTCGCCGCGCCGGCGGTGCCGCAAGCGCGCGACGAGTTCGTCGACCTGCGCTACGAATCCATCGCCGTCACCTTCGGCCTGCTCGGCGACCTGATGGACGAGGCCGTTCCCAACCTGATCTGGAGGAAGCAAGCATGAAAACCCTGCAACCCGATCTGTTCCCGGAAACCATGATCGTCAGCCGCGAGGGCGACCGGATTTACACCACTAGCCTGCATGTGGCTGAGTTCTCGAAAAAGCGGCATAAGGACGTTTTGAAGGCCATCGAGAACAAATTGAAGGTGCTCCCGGAACGGTTCATTGGGCGCAATTTTGCGCTCAGTGAATACCTCGATCCGAGAGGCAGGAAGCTGCCGATGTACGAAATGACCGAGGAAGGTTTTGCCCTGACGATGATGGGTTTCACCGGCAAGGAGGCGGTTCAGTGGCAGGTCGAGTTCATTGAGGCGTTCGTTGCCATGCGCGCCCAGCTTCAAGCCCGCGAGGCGCGCTTCGCGCACGCCCTAGACCAGGTGCGCACGTTCCTGCGCCCGGTGGTGGAAGGCACCGAGCAGGGGCTGGATCGGAGCACCATCGCCGAGCCCCTGGGCAAGTCGGCCAACGCCATCACCTACCACCGCCGCCAGGCCCGCCGTTTCGGCCTGTTCGACGCCTGACAGCCCCCTCTCGTCACCGCCCAGCCCCGCCCCGAGCGGGGCTTTTCGTTAGTAAAACGCTTTAGCGGAACCACCCGGGTGCCATGCGTAAACTCCGCGCATGCGCCCGATCAATCCAATCTCATCTTCATCCACTGCAGTGCCTCGCCGAATGGCGACAGCCTCTTCCGTGGCACACCCGAAACGCCCGCTCTGCGCCCGCCCGTACAGGCCCTCGATTCCCACCCCCGACGATGTTGTCGCCGCGATCGGCGCCCATCCGAAACTCTCCGTTAGAAAGGACTGACATGAAGCGACTGTTTATCGCCGCTCTTTCCCGCGCGCTCGCGGTAGCGCTCTGGCTGTCGGTGGGCTTCGCCCACGCCGGCGCCTTCACCGACTACCTGGAAAACCAGCTCGTCGATTTCCTGTTCCGCGGCCAGACCTTCACGCCGCCGGCGAGCGTCTACGTCAGCCTGCACACGGCCGCCTGCAGCGATTCGACCCCCGGCACCGAGGTCTCCGGCGGCAGCTATGCCCGCGTCGCGGTCGCGCGCTCGCTGGCCAACATGGCCGGTACGCAGAGTGCGGGCAGCACCACGGCCAGCTCCGGTACCGGCGGCACGACCAGCAACAACAACGCCGCCACCTTTCCGGCGCCGACGGCGAACTGGGGGTCGGTCACGCACTTCGGCCTCTGGGATGCCAGCAGCGCCGGCAATATGTGGCTCTGCCAGTCGCTGACGACCTCGAAAACCATCAACAACGGCGACGCCGCGCCGAGCTTCAGCGCCGGGGCGCTGACGATCCAGGTCGATAACTGATCGAACGACGCGGTCATGAGCGATATCCTGACTCTCGACCAGTTCATCGCCGCCGCCAAGCAGAAGGTGTCGATGAGCAAGACCAACAACCGCACGACGGTGGCGACGGGTTGGTTCTCGCTCTTCGACATCGCCGGCAACCCTGGTGCGGGGACGCTGGCCGGCACCAATACCGCCAACGGCGTGGTGCCGACCCATGCGACGGCCGGCTATCCGGCGTTGAACGCCTTCGGCGCCAGTGCCACCGGCCGGCTGACGCGCGTCGAATACGGATCGTCCGTCGCCTGCCGGATCGCGATCTTCGACCGCCTGTTCGTTGCCGGCGCCTACGCGTTTAACGCCAACACCACGCTGGGGTCGCAGCCGTCCTACGCCAGCCGACTGCCCGGTACCGACTACAAAGACACCGAGATCTGGGTGGAACAGGTCACGGCCGCGACCGGCAACCAGGCGGTGGCGGTGACCTACACCGATCAGGACGGCAACGCCGGCGCCACGACCGGTGCCGTCGGCATCGGCGCAGCGCCGACGGCCGCCCGCTGCTGGCAATTGCCACTGGCAGCGGGCGATGCCGGTGCGCAGAAGATCGAGAACGTCACCGGGTCGGTGGCCACGGCCGGCACGTTCAATGTCATGGTGCTGCGCCCGTTGTGGAGCGGCCGCGTGCGGATCGCCAACGACGGCGACATCCACGATCTGCTCAAGACCGGCATGCCGCAGCTTTATGCCGACAGTGCGCTATACATGATGATCGCCGCCGACAGCACCCTCTCCGGCATCCCGGAACTCGAACTGCTGGTGGCGAATGGATGACGACGCTCTTTTCTTATCGGGGTAGCGCGCGCCTTGTCAGCGGTGATCTGGTCAAGCGGCGCGCGAGCAACGGTGCGCAGGCCATCGCCCATGCGATGGTCTTCGGCGCGCCTGTGGCCCTTACTGGCAACGCCCAGGGGCAGGCTTCTGCCGCCGCCGACCTGACGACGGGCGCGGGCGGCGCGGCTCAGCTCGAGGG